GGTCGATTTGCCACATGTTATTGAGAGCGTATGCAAGGTTGTCTCGTTTCTGAGAGCTTGTATCGTTAAGAGCTTCCTGCATAGGGATGAGCACTTCAACGTCTCCACGTGCGAAGAATAGGTTAGAATCTGTGTAGTTACGCAGGATTGCAAATGGCAAGAAGCCTTGAATCGCTGGTATAACTGTCTTAGTCTCTACTGGTTGACCATCTACTAGTGCTACACCAGTGACTGTCTTTTCTGCACGTTGGAATGGATTCTCGCCTTCGAAGATAATAACACTTCGGTTTGCGATAACAATCTTTTTCTTAGCGGTGAAGTATTCGATGATTTCAACCTGATGTTTAGCAGCATCTTTACCTAGTGTTGAACCAAGTAGTTGCTCTTTACGAGTCTTGTCATCAGCATCGCCAAGTGTACCTTCAGTAACCAAGTCGAGGTTCTTGTACATATCCACCATTTCACCAGTGTCTACATCGAACATCTTCTTAGCTTTAAGTTGCTCTATACTAGTAAGGTAGCGATAACCAGCGTATTTAGCATAGCCACGTTCCTCGGGACGGTTAATGTGAGTAGCAGTCGGGTCAACGAAGAAGTCTGACAGTGGGATGTGATGCACAAGTGGCATATTGTTTTCCCAGCTTACCATGAACACACCGTTACCGTAGATAATCATATCACCTACCCAGTTGAGCATCTTTTCTGTCATGTTGTTGCATGACCAGTAGTAGTCTACCAAGGCGTTTAGAACCTCTGTATCCTGCTCCTGTTCCTCATCGAGAGGCATATATTTGAACTTAGGTTTTGAACCTGCGATTGCAGCCTTCAACGATTCAACGATTGAGAAGATTTCTGGAATGAAGTCATCTGCTACACCTGAGTAGCCTCGTCTTGTGCGAATAGCGTTGTAAGCCTTAAAACAGTCTTCCCAAATCTCTTGGTAGTTGGTCTCGACATACTTTCTAGCACGTTCGAAATCAGCCATAACTGAGCCTAGAAGCGGTTCGCCTCTTGCTATATCAGCATCGGTCAGCTTAGGAGTATCTGTATCTTTACTCATTATTTTTTAATTACCTTATGTTTAGATTTACGGTCAGAGTGACTCTTAGGTTTAGTAACCGCAAGTTTGCTCGTATCGTTGTCTCCCCATGGGAACAGTTGGAACGCTATAGCCTTGGCTATAATCGTGTCATCATGTTCACCTTCTTCAGCATTCATTCTACCACGCTCATCACGTACAAAAGCGAATGCTTCTTGGACAAATACTTCGTCCTTTTCTTCGTTGAGACCTTCACGGATGACTCGAATCAAATCGTCAATCATCAATCGTTTAGTACGAACGTCAGTTTTCCAACCAAGGTTAGATGTAGGCTCTTCAAAGTCTTCATCATAGCCTCTGTCTCGCTTATATAGGTTAGTATAGAAGGTATCTCGCAACTTCTGGACTGTTGTGAGTCCATGGTTGTTTACCTCTACACCTATAAGTGCGTAATTGTACAGTACACCGAGAGCACCGAGTATTTCCCCGAATCTGTCAGGGTCTACGTGACCTCTCCATCGTGCTACTGTCTTCATTGTTGTAACTTCTACAACTTCTGCTACAGAATAGTCTCCTGTTTTTAGCCCTTCTGCAACGTCTCCACCGATAACATACTCTTTACCAGGGACTGGCATTTCGAATATTTTCAGTGGTGCTACATAGGTAAAATCGTCCACATTTGGGTCGTATGGAGTTGATTCTAGCACGAAATCTTCGTGTGCATCACCTGTAATTAGCTTGTAATAGTCATATTCTGACTCTTCTGGACACTCTAGTTCCATCTCAGCGAGTTTAAGCACTGGAAATACGTTAGCACCAGAGGCAACAAAGGCTTCATTGGCTGTACTTGGGTATTCCTGGAACATTCTGGCAGGGTCAGATGCGAAGTCTCGAGCTTTACGCCTATAGAACTTAATCTTAGGTATCCAAGTCTCTTCATCTACATCATAATGGTCGCCAGACCAGGTGTCAAAACCTTTAACGAACAGGTCAATCAAGAACTCTTCGTACTCGGTAAGCTCACCCACCTCTTCATCATCATAATCTGCGTATTCATCAATCAACCACCATGGGAAAAAGAATGGAATAAAGTTATTCAGCTTCTTCTCGGCATTTCGCCATTCCTTGTGGAAGTAGTTTCCTTTACCTTTTGCAGTTGACTCTAGGAAAATGAATGTCCTTGGCAAGTAAGGTACAGTCTGCATGAGCGAGGCGACAAGTTCTTCACCGTTTTCCCATTCACCGACCTCCGATGCGTGTAGGAACTGGATTGTGTCCGACCTACCTGCACTAGTGTTCTTAGCTGTGGCTGTTTTAATAACCGAACCAAGCCCTACCTGGTTGCCTTCTTCATCATATCGTTCAAAAGTAAGGTCAGATTTTGTGTTGTATTTAATACTTGGTTTGAATATAGGATTACTGTTGTCATAATACCTACGGAACATACGATACAAGTTCCTTGCAGAAGCATCTTCGTGTCCGATAATGACTGCAGTTTGGTTCTTATTTGTTGAGTTCCACCAGTATCCAAGTGCCTCAATAGCAGTAGACAACCCCATCTGTCGAGCCTTGAGTACGATAACCCTGATAGGAATACCATGTATAAGGCAGTAAATGACATAATCAATCAGTGCTTTTTGTGGCTTGTTAGGGACAAACTTGATGATTTCACCAGATTTGCTCCTAATCCATAGGTTGTTATCCGCATACCTATAGAAGTCGTTTTTGATGTCCAGTATCTTCTGGAGTTGCTCCTCCGATAACTGGTACTCATCCATCTTATTGAATCTCTTCTCGATATTTGATAAGTAACAGGTTAATCAGCTTGCTCTTGTTTTTAACATCCTTCAGGAACTCTAGGTTGTCGTCCCAGATGTAGAGCTGTACCTTATTGATTTGTGGCATCTAAGTTCTCCAAAGGGTTCAATCCCTTTTCTTCCATCTTTGCTTTAACTTCATCTATTCTTGTATATAGTCGTTCTTTATACATGCGAATCGTGCGATTCTTTTCCGCTTTAGGCATATCCATTCGGGACAGGACTCGCTTGAGTTCCTTAATACCGAAATTAAATGGCTGTCGTTTACGGATTATTTCTTCTTTTTGGCTGTCTTCCATAGTTTCTTAATCTCCTTCTCTTCATCCGCTTCATTTGGAATGAATTGGCTTTGTCCGTTAATTGTAAGATGTACTCCGTGCTCATTGCCTTCCCAGTGGAAGTTGTTGTTCTCGAGGTCATCTATAATACTAAAGCATAATTGCTGAAAGTATTCTTCATTATGCAGTAATCCTATTGCATTTGGGTCTTGTCTCATTTTAAGTCCTTTAGGGCATCTTCAATGTTAACATGTCCCACCAGTTGCTTCTGTACAAACATACCCTGGTCGATACCTAGCAGTTTGATAGCTTGTATACGGTCAGATGCCTTCTCGTATGTAGAACTGGCAATAGATGCCAATGCTTGCTTTAAGTGTTCTGGCTGTAGTTTCACTAGGTTATTAGCCTGTTGAATCCACTGTGGTGCTACATTGATTATACTCGATGCGTAGCTCTCTGAGTACCCAGCTTTTGTTGCCGCTAGATAAGCATTACCCCAGGTTTCTTTTTCACTAGGGTCAAGGTAGAATCTCAGGAACTCGTTCTGCTGTGGAGAGTTAGTCCACTGATTAGCGACTACACCTTTCTCACCTTGCTTTCGGAGACCGAACTTCTTACCTCTTCGTGTAGTTTTTCTTACTACAACTTTTGATTCTACCTCTTCGGCAGGTTCAATAATCAGGTCTTCAATTTCTGTCATATTAGGTATTATATCACATGTCGCCAGAAAAGTCAATAGTAATGTTGTAATAAATACATACCCTACCCCACAGTTTGTTTTGTGGTATCTGTTACAACGTATCCATACCTTTTAGAAAATTAGTGTTTGCGTATTTACACTAATTACATACCCCGATGTCTAATATACAACAGCTATACAACTGATTGCCCTACCCCACCCCACCTACCATAACATAATCATAAGAATAATCAAATTAAAAACAAAAGCATTATAAAACACTTAACATAATACCATATTGACATAAGGGCAACAATGTATTGTAATATGATATACCATATAGCCCAAGCACTAGGGGTTTGACAAAGCTATAGCAGTATGATGTAATATGTAACGGGGGATGGTGTACTTTATCCACAATCACTGTTGTAATTATTACACTATGCAAGCGTTAACGCCTGTGCTATTATAGATACATAAGATAAGTGATACATAAACACTATCTAACGGCTACCCGATAAACTAAATAGGGTAAACAATAAAGGTGATGCGTTTAGAATCACAGAGACATAAAAACAATAAAAGAAAAGAGAAAAACAATGCTAAATTACAAGATGATATTACAACATATAATAGCAGTTTGTCTATGGGTTTACACCCTTCACAATCTGTTTAGTGTAGAAATATTTAATGGTTTACAGTCTATAATGCTATTGGTGACTATTGTATACTCTGTATACGTCTATATGGTATATTGGGACATAACCAAAAACTAGCAGGGATGGGCGGTTTGCGTATCTGTTAACAATATGTTATAATGTTGTAAAAAATACTATTGTGCTTATGGCATGGGGTAAACGTAAAAACTACAACAAAAAACTATTGACAAAATGATAAGCATCGACTATACTAGAGACAGTTAGCAATAAAGGAAAGGAAAATATTATGCAACTATATACAATCAATGCAACGTGTGAACAACATAAGTATACTATACAACAGAATAAGGACAATCACAAGTCATATCCTGCTAGAGTTGCCGAGGTTTTAGCACAACATAAAATTGATGGTTTTACAATAGAGCAAGTTTATGGCTATTGGCAAGGTGTACCAGAAAAGAGCTATAAAATAGGTGTAGCAACTGAAGACGGTAATACCATTGACAAAGTTTGTGAATTGTTGCGTGATATGTTCCAACAGGATGCTGTAATGGTAACATATCCAGATAATAGCGTAAAGTTTATATAATGAAAAGGGGAAATAATCAAATGAGAAACTACTTGACAATCGAAGAAGAAATTGCTTTAATACTAACAGTAAAGGGGATTGAATTATGACACGAGAACAGATATTGCAGAAATTGCAAGAACATGGGCTAGTAGAGTGGCGATATGTCAGAAATGATAGATTAACACAAACTGCTGGACGTTGCAAGTATTTTCAACAGACTATAGAGTTAGCAGGATGGTTATTAGACCATAACACAGAAGAAGAGATAATGCAAACGCTAGTACATGAGATAGCACACGCCTTGACAAAGGGGCATGGACATGATAGAGTATGGTCTGCTAAATGTCGAGAATTGGGCGGTACTGGTGAAGCATATTACAACAGAGGACAGAGAAATGTCAATAATCCTAACAAGGAAAGGCGATATAGTTCTAAAACATATAGCGTGTATTGTCAAGGATGTGGTTATGACTTCCCATTCTATACCAGAAAGCGGAAAAGTAACAACTTGACACATACTGGATGTGGTGGTAAAGTAATCTGCATAGAGAGAATGTAAAAAGCACAACAAAAAAGTCTTGACAATATAATCGGGGCGTGATACACTGATAAGGTAAACATAACAAGAAAGGTAATAAGATGAACTATAAGAAGATACTAGAAGACAACAGGGATAATATTGAACTGTTGAAAGAGTTAGCAAGAGAAGTAATAAGCTATGATGGTTCGCTTGATTGGCTAGATGTGCAAGAGTTCGATGATGAGTTCTTTGATACATATTTTGAAGGTAAACCGATGGAGGCAGCTAGAGCAACACACTTTGGCGAGGTGAATTGGTCAGATGATTATATCAGGTTTAACGGATATGGCAACCTTGAAACTTTAAGCGATTATGCTTATGATAAAGAGGTAGAAGAGTCAACAGATGAGATTATAGAAAACGCCTTGAGGTTGATTGAAGATGGCAACATTGATATTGACTGGATATTAGAAAATAATGACATAGAGGAGTCAAGCGATGGCAACAAGTAATTTTTATCAGGATGGCAATCACGGCTTAAATGTGATTGTACCATCTGAAGATGATGAGTTAGATACAACGGTAGAGGACACACTTATCAACATAGTTGAGGAGTTGTCAAGTGCAGGATATAGTGTAGACAACGTTAAAAATTGGGTAGACACACCACGAAGTTTTGATACTGGACAACAATTTGCAGTATATAACAAGGATGGTAAAAATGTAGCACTGCTAGAACTTTGTGCAGGCTACTACTCAGGGGCAAATATCAACATCTATACTGGTAAAGTATTGAAAGAATTGCTAGACTATGACCACGAGGTGACAGTCAACAAGCGTGACGTAACACGAGTGGTGGATATTGTCAAGGGCAATACACAAGCGTTTAGAAGGACGGCAACATTTAGCAACGGTGAATCAATATATGAAAGGGGCGAGTGATGATTGATACAGTACGAAACTTAGCGATAGATTGGCAAGATTGGGCTAGTCAACAGAGCTTGAGTTATGGTGAGTTAGCAGAATGGCAAGGGGCTATTGAACAGTTAGCAACAGCAGCAGACCCAAGCGGTGAACTATTGACAGAACTAAAAGAGAATGGGGTACTATAATGAGCTATTTGAACAAAACTACACTAGAAGACTTTGATGAGGCATGGCGATATGGGGCAACGTTAACACTAGATGAGCTTGAGCGATGGGACAAATTGATTGACAAATTGATTAAAGACCAGGGCGAGGATAGTGAAGTTGTTAAGCACGTAATAAAGGTGAGGGATAACTATCTATGACAGTAGCAGCACCAGCAGAGGATGAGCGTCACAGTAGGTTCGATGAGGAGCACTATAGAAATTGCCAACCATGCTATGATGACCACCTTGACTTTATGCAAGAATGTGAAATGGATGCACGTATGGACGAAGCATCAGAAAGGGCACAATATGAAGAAGAAGACGATTAAGAAGGTGTACAAAACACCAGAAGAAATTGCAGAAGAGAAACTATTTAAGGCACTAGAAGAAAAGGGGATGCTATAATGAAAGTAACATACAGTAGTAACAACAGCGGTGGTGGTTGGTGGCTAACAGATGAAAACTGGTTAGCACTTGAAGAAGCTGGTTGGGATGTAAAATGGGTAGCAGAGGAAAAGTTTTTCAAGGATAAACTAGAAGACAATGAACGTTGGCTAGGAGCACTTGCGAAAGAAGCAAGCAAAACATTTAAGACAGTAAAAGCAGCAATGGAAGAGTTCGAGAAAGTTACAGGACAGAGTGTAACCGATGAAGGTTGCAACTGTTGTGGAGCACCTCATAGTTTTGAATGGTCAACTAAAGAAAGTAAGTTCAACTATGCGTCAGGCGATGATTGTGCAACATACCTATATGGGGATGAGGGCAGTTTGAGCAAGCGTGAACTACTCGAAAGGTTAAAATGAGCAGAGAATCAATCTATAAGGGGGTACTAGCGTTTAAGCTAGAGAACACCAAGTACATAATCAGATATGTAAAGGGGAATGAAGAGCTACTAGCCAGATTGCGTAAAGCAGGTAAAAGTGGTATAGAAGCGGAAGCATTTCAATGGGCTGAAGAGCACAACAACGAGTTCGGTAATAGGTTCGAGACAGAATTGTACGATGTATTCTGGGAAAAGGTTTGGTATGGCATTAGACCCCAAAAATAATACCCACATTTACATTTTGTTAGCAGCGGTTCTAGTAGTAATATGGTACATATTTTGGAGATTGTATATTCTACAACACTAAATCTATTGACTTTCGCAACAAAGTTTGATATAATACCCACATGATTAAAGACGAAACGTCTCTATGATGGAGCATATATCCAACGAAAGTAGAGAGGGTGCAATTCCCTCAATGGTAGAACACACAATGTGGACTGATAATACTAGCTCGGGCAACAGGTCGAATGCGGTAGTCGAAATACTGGGATATATGTTTAGAGGACTCAAGGGGAACTCTAGGTGTTGATGATACGAAGTCGTAACGATGGTAAATACATTAACTCTCTCCTACTTCTCTCAGAAGTATATAATCGTAACTCGATTGTACTGGGGGATAGTAGGGGGGAGTGTATCCAAAACTCAGAGCGTTCAATAATAAATACCATCGTGACAGCGGTGGCGATAGGGGAAATATGAGAATTGAAGAGTATGAAATAGTTATTGGTAAATTAGTTTTAGCTAAAGAGTATTTAACTCAAAATCATTATCAAATGATTGACGATGTTATAGAAACATTGTCTGCTGAGTATACTGAACGTAGAACAAGTGGGGAGCTAGATAATTAAAATGGCTGAACAATGGAAATCACCAAGAAAACTAGAAGAAGAAGTGAGAGAATATAGGGCTAAGAGGTTCGAAGACTATATGCAAATGGAGGATAGAGGCGAGATAACTAGAGAATTAGCTATCACGGCACTAAGGGAGGAGATTGAATACAGTGAAGAAGCATCAGTGGTTCTATGAGGAATCCAAACTGAACGGCAAGATATTTAACATTTACAAAAAGAAGGAGAAAAATATGGAAGCGAAAGTTAAACCAGCAGTTAAGCGTAGCAATACGGAAAAGACAAAAAACACATTAAGTGTTTACACATACTTGAACTTTAAGCGATTTGGTGCTATGGTATCCATTGATAATGGTATTAAAATCAATATCCTAGTGTTCGAGACACATATCAAGTTCGAAAAACGATAAGGGGAGTTTATGGCAAGGAAGAAAAGAGTTGAGCATGTCGGGCAGGGGAATCTTCTATCTGGCGAAATCGAAGGTCTTGATAAACTTGTCAGTAAACCAGAAGTATTAGAACATGATGGTCTGAAAGTTGTCAAGCTAGTAATAGCACAAAAAGAAGTAGATACGCCTAGATATGTTGAAACAGCATTGGCGATAGCACGTAAATTAGTACCAGATATTAAGTCTAAAGAGAAACCACCATGGTTACAACAGGGGTGGCAAGTTAAAAGACGTAAGAAACAAGCAGGAGTTATATAATGAAGACATATAGTAAACTAGAAGAGAAGTTCGAATACGACCACGAGCAAGCGTCTGAATTGGCAGAGGCATTGACAGAATTGGTAGAAGTAGAGCGAAGAGCAGAATACCTACGAAGCATCGTTAAGCGACACGGTAAACTCAAGAAGTTTATGTGGGGTAGCGAAGATGGACGTATCACAGCGATACACGACCTCGAAGACTCGCACCTACAAAACATTCTTACTTACTTGCCAAAGCATGATAGGGAAGCATCACCACAATTAAAGGCAGAAGCACGTTCACGTGGCTTTCAGATTGAGGGTGGAAACGGTCTAGCACCAGTACGAGCTATAGCAGCATCAACTGGTTTTACATTGGAAGATGATTTAGACCTAGATTTGGACGACTAAGTATGAAGTATCCCAGAGCACTAGAGATAATGCTTGAGGGGAACAACGTACTATTGACAGGTCAGGCTGGCAGTGGTAAAACATGGACAATCAATGAGTTTGTGAAGAAAGCTAAAAAGAGCAGGAAGAAGATTGTTGTAACAGCTACAACAGGACTTGCCTCTTCACACATTGGTGGACAAACTATCCACAGCTGGTCTGGCATGGGTCTTGATGACCATCTACACGATGACTACATATATACTATGAGCGAGACTAGGAAGAAAGATATTCGTAAGACTGATATTCTAATCATAGACGAAATCAGTATGATGCACGATTATAACTTGGATATGGTTGATGAAGCCATGAGGCTTATACGTGAGAATGATAAGCCGTTTGGGGGGATTCAAGTTATCCTAGTTGGAGATTTCTTTCAATTACCACCTGTTAAACAGGGCGGTAGTGGGAACTTCGTAGTATTTAGTAAAGTCTGGAAACGCATGAATGTCAAGGTATGTTACCTCGAAGAGCAGTTTCGACAAGACGATGCAGAATTACAGGACATCTTGAATGCTATGCGTGATGGAACGTTGAATCAACGCCATCTATTACTCTTGAAGAGTCGTATAGGACACAAGGCAACCGATAATGTAACACGACTATATACGTTAAACGTAGATGTTGAGAATATAAATAATCAGAAGTTAGATGAACTACCAGGTGATACGCACTATTATTTGCGTACTACTCGAGGTAGTTCTTGGAACGATGCACAGATATTACAAAGGAATGTTCTAGCACCAGAGGTACTGAAGTTAAAGAAAAACGCAGTAGTTATGGCGGTAAAGAACGACCCAGAAGGAAGGTTTTTCAATGGCAGTATCGGAACGGTACAAGGATTTTCTAGTGACGGTTTTCCTATTGTTGATTTTAACGATATGTACGCCTACACGGTCTACCCCGAAGAATGGGAGTACAAACGTGGTGATAAGACGACAGCAGGGTTAACCCAGATACCTATCAGGTTAGCATACGCTATCACAGTACACAAATCGCAGGGAATGACACTAGACACAGCAGAGGTAGACCTGTCAAATGCTTTCGTAGAAGGTATGGGATATGTAGGTCTATCACGAGTCAGGAGTCTGAAGACGTTATACCTTAAAGGTTTTAACCAGAGGTCACTAATGGTCAGTCCAGTAGCACGAGCAATAGACACTAAGTTTAAGGAACGGAGCAAAGAAAATGAATAGGAATATCAATTTAATCGAAAAACTTCTAAAACGTAAAGCACGGCTTGATGATGTTGCGAAACGCAAGACTATCAAACGCAGAGCACAGAAGAAGTTTGCAAAAGCTAATAAGAAAGTAAATAAGGGGACAAAGTAATGACTAAAGCAGAATTAGAAGACAAAGTAGCAGAGCTAGAAGATGAAGTTAGTGAGCTAACATCAGACCTCGAGAACGCAAACGATGAGATTGATACACTGCAAAGTGAGATTGATGATTTCGAAGACCGATATGACGAAGGTTTTGATGCTGGTCACGAAGCAGCACTAGAAGAAGCAGTCCGAGCCATAGAAAACTTGCAATAAAAAAAGAACACCTGGCAGGGGATACCAAGTGTTCAAAGAAAGGAGTTAAGCGTAGAGTAACGACAAAGAAATCTCTACACTCGGTATTATACCATAACTCCTTTCTAATGTCAATAGCTATCAGGGTAATAGATTAGGAATTGTAAATAGTACAACATATTATTCGCAAAAACTATTGACTTTTGATGTCAAGTTTGATATAATACCCAGTATGATGAAAGGCAAAGATGATATTAACAATAATAGTAGTAGGGGCTTTGATTCTAGTATTACTAGGCTCAAGAAAGTTCATAAAGGAGTTGGACAGTGAGTAAACTATTCAAATATAATAGTAAACTTGTGGGTGTTACATTTGAAGGTCGTCAGGCTGTCATTTCAACACTCAAGGGAAACGAGCCATTGCGTGTAAGGCGTGAGGCTGATAACGAATACGACCCTAACGCAGTAGCGGTAGACGTAAAAGTTGGTGAAGAATTACTACCTATTGGTTACATAGCAAAAGACAAGAATCTTGAAATTGCTAAATCAATGGACGCAGGTATTCCAGTAGAGATTAAGTTAGCATCACTTACAGGTGGCGATGGTAAAAGTTTCGGTGTTAACATCGAATTACAATACCAAGAAGCACCAAAGAATGCACCAGTAGCCAAGCCATCACAGGACGTACAGCCTGTCGAGAAGCCAACGAAAGCACAGATGCAAAACGTTCTAGCTTATTTGACTCAGGTTGTTGATGCTAGTGGTAAAAAGACAGTAGAGCCTAAGATGTACAATTCGGTACTGATAGGCAAGAACATCGAAATCCAGGAAGTTGACGGTCACAAACGACTTGAAGGATTCCTAAGCGGTAGTAAGTTCCCAGAGCAGTTCTTCGCACCATTCGAAGAGGAACAAATCCTCGAAGCAATGGTCAAGAAGTACGGTGTTAAGAAGGAAGACTTGCTTGCAATGTGGGCTATCAACTCAGAGGTGTCTACTGGATATGGTACAGCCATCCATGCAGCACTCGAGAATTACGATAGGAACTTTGTTCTTGGTGAAAAGGTTCGTAACTATGTTAAGAAACCTACCAAAGCAAATCCAGAAGGTGTTCTATCAGCTAACAAAGCATTGAACCGTAACCCATTCTTGCAGAAGATTGTGAACGACTTCCATGAACTATTTGGTGGCGATTACATCCGATTCAATGAAGAGTTTGTATGGGATAAAGGTCTGAAGCTATGTGGTTCTATTGACCGCATCAAGGTTATTGACCTGAAGAAACGAATCATTAGGATTCAAGACTTCAAAACAGATGCAGATATACACGAAACTAAATACCAGAAGACTGACAGTCCATTCTACGACTTGACACAAGGCGAGAACCCAACAATGGGTAAGGAATTGTTAGACTACCACTGGTTACAGCTTTCATTCTACGCATTCATCTTGCAACGTGCAGGTTGGAAAGTAGAAGGACTTGATGTATATTGGGTTAACGGTGAGAAATTAGCCAAGGGTGAGAATCCTTGGGAAGAGTTCAGTCACGATGTGATTGACATAACAGCAGTAATAGTAGGAGAAGAATAAGATGGCAAAGTTCTATAAAGTATCAAAGGCATTCCAAGCAACAGTAAGCAAGGAAGACAAAACGCCAGTAACAGATGACCACGGCAACGTGAAGTTCATGTTCCAGGTTGAAGAGCAGGGTAAAGAAGGTTGGATGAGTATTCAGCGTAAACCAGGTGGTACACTTGAGGCAGGTGACTACGTTTACGGTATCGTTGACGAATGGGATAATGGTAAGGCTAAGTTTGTTCGACAGCAAGTACCAGATGGTGTAGAATACCCAGCAGACGCTCCAAAACGTCCTGCGACTCCAGCAGAAGGTGCAGCAGCAGTAGATGCTACCAGCCCAGCTCAACAGAGTGAATTGGATGAGCTTACACAGGACAAGCTAGACTACATCATCGGTATGTTAGAACAGCTTACAAATCCTGACCTAGCAAATGTGAATAAGGTTATTCCTGGTTCAAAGCCAGTAGACCTAGACGACTTGGACATCTAATATGAATCCAGAGCAGACAGCAGAAGTGATTGGGAAGATTATGAAAATCAACCATCAGTTGTCTGACGAGGCATTTCTAAAGTCACTTACAGGCGATGTGCTTTCATACATTGGGGTTAAACTCAGTGCTATGAAGGCATCATTGCTAGATGTAAAAGTTGATGCACATGCAGATGCAATGCGTAAAGAAACTCTTATGCAAAAGGCTAAGGGAGAAGCATTCTTACGTGCTAAAGCAGAGCACAACGCTACAACTGCAGGAGATGCTAAGTACACTGATGAAGAGTTCATAAAAGCCCAAAACGAATATACAGATGCAAAAGTCTTGTTCGAGAAACTCAAATCAATCGTTGCTGATAGCCATGACTTAATTGACGCTATCAAGTCTCGGGTAATTGATTTGCAAGGTGCTCGTAAAGATGAACGACTCGGGTAGACTCATAAAGAAGTTTGCTGGTCGTAAGGGCGGTAGACGGAAAGTGAAGAAGGGCTTCGCAAAAACCCTAACTAGTGAGAAAGCGAGAGAATATGCCAAAATACGTTGGGAAAAGGCTAAGAGCGACAAGAACCCATCTTCTGGATAAAAACTCGTCTTTTGGATTAACTACAGGGGCGAGATATTGAACATGGGGGTAAATAAGTATAAGAACAAGTTCGAGATTGTAACAGGCGAGTTCTTAAAGTCCAAAAAGCTAAAGTTTGGCTATGAGACTGAGAAACTTGAATACACAATCACATCGAACTATATCCCTGATTTCATCGTCACAACGAAGTCTGGTAAGAAGATATATATTGAGACAAAGGGGA